TGCTGCTGCTGAGGAAGCTGCGCCTGCTGCTGCTGCTGAGGAGTCTGCGCCTGCTGCTGCTGCTGAGGAAGCTGCTCCAGCTGCTGCTGCTGAGGAAGCTGCGCCTGCTCCGGTAGAGGAGTCTGCTCCAGCTGCTGCTGCTGAGGAAGCTGTGCCTGCTGCTGCTGAAAATCCTAGATAAGATGGACAATAACAAAATAAATCTATTATATGAAAAAGATAAAATATCAAAATTTAACTAAAAATATTTTGATATTTTCCACAAAAATAATTAAATAAATGGTATATATTTATAAACAGCATTATCATACATGGTTGCTTTAAATACAGCATCAATGCCGTCCACGTAAACACTATCTCCTGTATAAATATTATCACATCCATATTCATTCGTACAACTTTTTTGTTTAAATGTAACTGGTAATTTAATGTTATTCTCATTTAATGTATAAAATTGCCATTTATCACGATTTGTAAATAAAGGCCTTCCCATCAATGGTAATAACATTTCTGAACCATTCACTCTTTTCAGAATTCCCACTTGTCTATAAGTCGTATCTACCGCACTCGTAGAAATATTTATGGGAACATGAATTGGCACTGGTATTTCTCCTCTTGGGTCTAAATTAAATGGAAAAATACGGTCATCTCTATATGGCGGAGCATAAGGATTTAAAAAAATATCATTTGGCATATTAGAATATGAATAATTTGGACGAGGAAATAACCCGCTTGAAAATCCACCATCATTTATAATAATTTCTCTCGTTATTTGTGGTGTGGAAACTTGCTGCGAATCGTTCGATTTAGATGATACATTTGTTTTAAAATAAAAATAAGAAAAAATAAATACAACTAACAAAATAACAATAATAGTTACACTTTCCATACAAATCACTCCTGGAGGACAACGTTTTCCCATATATATATTTACAACTGATTAAAATATTGTTTATTTTTTATCACTAGACGAAATACCCTTTAAATTATTTACTATACTTTGAATTGAACCTTGAATATCTCCCATTCCATTCATTGGTAGAGTATTCATTAATTTTCCTGTATTCTCAAGTAAAGGAGCCATATTCTCTAAATTCTTTAATAACTTATTTTGTTGTTCAACTAATTTTGCGGTATCTTGTGTCATTTTATCAATTCCATCCTTTCCAATTAAACTATCTAAATCTTCATATGCCTTTTCTACAGTAGCAGCGTAATTTATATCAGATTTATTTGTATATTTTTCTTTAGTTTCATCTTTTTTAGAGTCATTTGATTCTTCTGCCGCTACTTTTTCATCTTTCTTCTCATTCTCCATACCTTCTACAATACCAAATCTACGAGACGCCATTATCATGTTTGTACTTACTAAAGCAACTGATAAAATGACAATCATATTCTTGCTAAAATAAGTTGTTAAATATGCGATTAAAGCAAATATGACAGCAGCATTCCAATTCTGTGTTAATAAAAAAACGAAAAAATTAGTAACCGCTACAAACATAACAACATATAAGACATTCTTACTTCTTAAGAGTGATTTCATATTTAAAGCCATTATATATATATTTGTTAAAAAAATTGATTTTATTTAATATTAAATAGATTTTTTAAATTAGTAAAATGAGAGAAATAAGAGGACAACTTGAAAATCAAAGAACAATACCTATATCAAAATATAAATTAGCGATTTGTCATTTATTTCATCCAATATTACATGGATATACAGATGATAGTGATAAATATATATATGGGCATTATTTAGTATTTTGGGATATTGAAATTGATGAATATTTTGATAATTATTATCATAGAGGTATTGAAGATTTAAAAGCATTTTATAATGATATCGATTTAAGCGAACATCCGCATCCTATAATACGTAATTATTTAAATCTTATAAAGAGAGAAAATTATATCAAAATCGATATTGTACAAACAAATACATTAAATACTCTAGAAGAAGTTGGATATATTAAAACATTTTGGTTGAAAATATTACAAAGGAAATGGAAATCTATTTTTCACAAAAGAAAAGAAAAAATAAAAGAATTATCAAGTCCTCTGCGATTGATGAAGAGAGAAATGATGGGGAAATAAAGATAAAAATATTTGTAGCCTTTGATATGATAATATTTATATACGATTATAAATATTATGTTGAATACTTAATTCGATTTCGTTTGGTGACGTTTTACTTTACGTCTCTTCGATTGTTTTGATTTTTTTCCACCCTTTTTAGAACGAGTTTTGGAATTGTGTTTTTTATGTTTACGGGTTTTACGAGGTTTGTTATATTTTCCGCCTTGCTGCGATTTTATTATATTTTTTATAAAAGTAAAATCACCTGGTGGATTAAATGAACTTGTTTGATCTATAAATTTTGATAATGTGGTATACAATTGTCCATCTATTTCGTCTAAATTTTTATTTTGGTTATTATTCAGTATATCAATAATTTCGTTATAATCTTCTATTAATTCATCAGATGTAATATTTTTTCTTCTTTCTTCTAATATATCCTTTATTATATCTAATTCAGATTTATTTTCTTGTTTTGAATCATGAATAATTTGTATAGTTTGAACGTTTTGTTCCAATCCTCTTTTAACTACATCATCTACTATTTGAGCTTTATTTAATTGAGAAGGAGACGATTGTTGCTGGCCACTGTTCAATACTTCCCTTTGATTAACTTGTGAGAATTGTAAAGGAGACGAATTTCTACTAATAGACTGTCCTTCTGATGGTAATATTCCTGAAAGATTTAACGGTGGAACTCGTGATTTACTAGATTCAGACTGTTCTCTAGAACCATCCTCATTCATTCTTCCTAATAAATTTAATATTTCATCTTGGAGACTAAAAACATTTTTCGTTAATGTTTCAACATTTGGATTTTCATCATCAAAATTCGATTTTATATCATTTATAATTCTTGTTTGTTCATTTATTTTTTTATTTATTTTATTCAATATTTCATTCTTTTCTGACTCTAATTTTGAAAAATTACTACTATATTGTTCATTCATTAGTCTCTTTTCTTCATCGCATTTTGCTTTTAATTGTTTATTTTCATCAGTAAGGCGCGTTATTTCACTGGTTAAATCCGCCATTTGTGATTCAATTTCTCCTTTTTGTTGTGATAATTGTGATAATTCTTGTTCTTTTTGTTGTGATAATTGTGATAATTCTTGTTCTTTTTGTTTATTTAATTCTGCTAATTCTTGTTCTTTTTGTTGTGATAATTGTGATAATTCGCTATCTTTTTCACTTGTTAATTTCAATAATTCATTTTCTTTTTCTCTTAATCGTGATAATTCTTGACTTGTCGATTGTATTGTTGTATCTTTATCTAACTGTGTTTGATTTAATTCTTCAATTTGTTTATTTAATTCATTAAATTGTCTTGTGTTTTCATCTAATGCCATAACATTTTTTTGAATTACATCTTCATTCTCTCTTATTTTTGTTTCATAGTCTTCTGTTATTTTTTCTATCTTTCTCTCGTATTCTTTACGTTGAACTGTTAATTTACCTTCACATTCGGTTGAGTCACTTTGAACTCTGAGTAATGTTTCATTTGCTTGTGTCAATTCATCTGATTTATTTTTTAAATTATTAATTAATCCTGATAAATCTTGAACTCGTTGTAAAATTGTATTTAAACCATCTTTGGACATCTTGGATAGTTGTTTAAATCCATTTACACGGCTTGAAATATCATTACCGGTTTCATTTAACGTTTCTAATTGAGATAATATATCATTCACATCAACTTCTCCATCTGACATTTATATACTAATATAACAATTTATTATCTTTTATTATTATTATTTATCTTCATCAATCATTTCATCTAATTCTGTTTTGATACCATTAATTTGTTCTAAAATTTCTCTCTGGTCTCTCATTGCATTTATCATTTCTGCTTCAGTAATTTGATTTGATTTTATTAACCTTTCTAAATATTTATGAATTAAACTAAATGCCTTAATTTGTTGTTCCTTTTGTTCTTTCATATGTTCAAAATATTTTCGATAATCTTGAGATATTTCACTTAAATATTCGTTTTCATCTAAAATAATATTTAATTTTTGGTTATTTTCTCTCAATAAACGTCTTCTGTTAGCGATTTGCTCTTGTAAAGAAGCAATTGTTTTATCTCTTACAGCAACAATCATATTATACTATATTTATATAATTTATGATAGTTTGATATGTATATTTTTATACCCATACATATTTCTATTGTTATAGCTATATTATTTAACACGATAAACAATCATATATTTTATAAAACCGACTGATTATAATACTTATAACATTTAATTCATCCTTAAAGAATTTAAAAATCTAACAATATACATATTTAGGATGTCGAAACTTTCTCAAGAGCCTCTATTAACTGAAGATGAAAACAGATACGTTATGTTTCCAATTAAAGACGATACCATTTGGAAAATGTATAAAAAGCAAGTCGACAGTTTTTGGAGAGCCGAAGAAATCGATTTAACAAAAGATATTTCATCATGGAAAACTCTTACACAAGAAGAGCAATATTTTATTAAAATGATTATTGCGTTTTTCGCAGCAAGCGATGGAATTGTTTCTGAAAATTTGGCCTTGCGTTTTATGGGAGATGTTCAACTTAGTGAAGCAAGAGCATTTTATGGTTTCCAAATTGCCATGGAAAATATTCATTCTGAAACATATTCTTTGTTAATCGAAACATATATTAACGATAAAGATGAAAAACACAAACTCTTTAATGCAGTTCAAACATTTCCCTGTATTAGAAAAAAAGCCGATTGGGCAATTAAATGGATTCAAGATAAACGCTCTTCATTTGCTACAAGATTAGTTGCCTTTGCCTGTGTAGAGGGAATTTTCTTTTCAGGCGCATTCTGTTCGATTTTCTGGCTTAAAAAGAGAGGTCTTATGCCTGGACTTTCCTTTTCAAATGAACTCATTTCACGTGATGAAGCTCTTCATTGTGAATTTGCTGTTTTATTGTATAGTAAGCTTTTGAAAAAACTCAAAAAGGAGAAAATATATGAAATTATTACAGAGGCTGTAACTATTGAAAAAGAATTCATTTGCGAAGCGCTTCCATGTCGTTTAATTGGTATGAACAGTGAACTTATGTCTCAATACATTGAGTTTGTTGCTGATAGATTGCTTCTACAATTGGGATATGATAAATATTACAATACAAGTAATCCATTTCCTTGGATGGAATTAATTAGTTTAAGTGGTAAAACAAATTTTTTTGAGAAAAAAGTAGGTGATTATGCTCTAGCCAATAAAGAAATTAAGGAAGATACATTTGATTTGAGTGAATGTTTCTAAAAATATAGCAATAATTGATGTAATGTGATGTAATTTGTATTGATTCTATTCTATTTTTTTTGTAAATAATTACATAAAATGATTCGAATAATCATAAATGATAATATGTAATTATTTAATCTCTGCCTCCATTACCACGTCTTCTACCTGCTTTACGGGTACCTTTACCTCCCTTGCGACGACCACCGCCGTCACGTCTTTTTCCTCCGCGGGATCTATCGCTACGACGACTACCCCCATGACGAGCACGAGCACGACCACGAGTGCGAGAACGAGCACTAACACTTAATGGCATTTATATAATAAACAAATATTTTAATTTATAATTATTTATTTACTTCTAAATATTTAATGTCTGCGGCTACGTCTATGTTTACGAGTATGTCTACCACCTTTGGAACGACTACCTCCATGGTGACCACGAGTACGACCACGAGCAACACCACGAGAACGAGTACGAGTACGACCACGAGCACTAACAAGGAATTTCATTTATATAAATAATCAATATTTTATTTTTTTTAAATATTAATGAGACATTTCCATTAATTCAAAACCGTGTTTCAACGCAACATAGGCGCTAAATATCAATAATAACGTATAAAAAATGTATGGACGATTTTTTTTAACTAAATAATAAATACCTCCAACTCCTGCTAAAATATGTGCTAAAGAAACATAATTATATTGACGAATAAATCGAGGAATGTGATATAACATCGCAAAAATTAAATTTACTATTAAAAACATAAACGCATTTGAATTAGCATTTTGTTTTTTCAATCCAATATATAATAATAAAGGTGCTATAAAAAATATATGATAAACATGAATTATCATTTGATTTAATTTAGTTTCGTCTTTTGTTTCCTTACTAGGGTCAGTTTGACTTTCCATATGAGTAGGTGGTTTAAATTTCTGCGTTATGCTATATTGACTTGTTCCTCTCCTTAAAGCTAATTTTTGACATTCAAATTTATAATCATACCATGCCATTGCTACATACGCAATTACAAATAGGATAAAAGAGACAAATACTTTCCAATATATATTCATTTGTGGAGGAACATAAAAAAATAGCCATATAATAATCCCAGAGAAAACAACACATTTAGGGTTCAAAACAAACGGATAGTTTGGAAATAGACCTCCTGCCATTTATATATATTATGATTTATTTTATTGCGTTTGTAGATTCATTCTCAATGAGTAACCCATCTTTTATATAAATATTTTTACATATTGATTTAATGACTTTATCTTCTTTATCTTGAATATCATCTGTAGTTGCTTTTACTATCTCCATATAATTATCCTTTTCTTTATCGTTTTTCATAAAATTTGGATGTGCCTCTTCAAATTTATTTATATTTTTAATTTGAATAGTAGATACTTTTTTGATGGCATTTTTTGTTTTTTCTCGATTTTCGTCTTTTTCCCATTGTTCATTTTTTATATAAATCGTTTCTCTTTTTACATCTGTACAATGAATTGGTCTTTGTGTTAACGGAATTTTATTCAAATTTTCAATAAATATATTGGATACGCCTTCCGCAATCCCTTTATTTTTTGTGTAAAAAAGGTCTGATAAAGAAACTTGTATTTTGTTGATAAATTCTTCCATACTAATCGCATCTTTACATGTTTCATTTAAAAATATATTTAAGTTAAACTTATTGTTTGAATTTATTGTATTATTTCCGATTTTTGGTATAATTTCATTGATTGTTTTTTGTTGTTTTTCAATGGTTTCGTGCTGTTTAAATATAAAATCTTGCATTTCTTTATTTTGTTTCAAAGTTGTCATTAATAATTCTTTATAATGCGATTCATCATTTATAATTGAAAGTGTAGTATCATTTAATTGATTGAGTTCTTGATTTTTTTTATGTTTTTGCGTTTGTAAATGTCTTCTATAATCTTTTTTATCATTACTATTAAAATTACAATGTAAACATTCATAATCTATAAGATTACGAATCGGTTTTTTATCGGTATTTTTCTCCGTATTTTCTTCATTTTCACTTTCTATAGATTTTTTAATATGTTTTTGCGTGTTTATGTGCTTACTAAAGTCATTTGTTCTACTTGCTGTATAATTACAAATATGACAGTATAAATTTTCTCGGTTTTTCCCGGTTTTTTTCATCATGTCTTAACATAGTAAAATATAATTTTTTAAATATATTTGTTTTAATATTTTAATTGTATGCTAAAAAATACATTTTATAATAAAATGAAATATTTATAATCATTTATAATGTAGAAAGTTATATTTTTTTTAATATTATTATTAATTCAGTAACCGGTAATTCCCGGTTTTTTTTCGGTTTTTTCGCATAAATATTTTATGGTCACAAATTTATTTACAGTTTATTATTAAATGATACGAAAAAACATAATACAATAATTTATTAAATAATATACGATTTTTGAATCGGTAATTCCCGGTTTTTTTCGGTTTTTTTCTTAAAAACTCGCAAGCATATTTTGAAAAACCATACATTTTCATAAAAAAATTACAATCACAAATATTTTATGGAATTTACAAAATAAGAGCATAATGGTCACAAATCACTTTTTTCAAAATTTTCATTTTTTTCATTTTTCAAAAGTTCCCAGCCATTTTAAAATTGGACATTTATTTTTGTCCATTTTTTATTTTTGGAAAAGAGATAGAAAACTCAAAAAATTGATAATTTCTTTAAATATGAAATATAATGTTTTATTAGTCCTATTTAAAGAAAACACACACGCTCAGTCCTGGGCCTTTTCACAAATAGAATCTTCATTTATATAAACTTCTTTACATATATTTTTTATGATTTTATCTTCTTTATTCCCTTCTATATCTGAAGTCGTTGCTTTTACAATATGTATATATTCATCTTTCTTTTTATCATTATTCATAAAATCAGGATTTTCTTTTATATAAACATGATTGATATTACTTGCTTGTATTTTTGAAACACGTTTTATAGCTCTTTTTGTTTTTTCCTTTTTTTCATCTTTTTCCCATTTTTCATTTTTTATATAAAGCGTTTCTCTCTTTACATCTGTACAATGTAAAGGTCGTTGCGTGATAGGTAATTTATTTATATTTTCAATAAAAATATTGGATATTCCTTCTGCCAATCCTTTTTCTTTACTTAGAAGCAAATTACTTAATGAGATTTCAATCGATTCAATGAAATTATCCATACTAATCGCATCTTTACATTGTTCATTTAGAAATAAATTTATATTGAATTTATTTACATTATTAGAATTGACATTGTTATTATTATTTCCTATTTTTGGAATAACATCACTAATTAATTTACTTTGGTCTACTAATGCTTTTCTTAATTCTTTATTTTCATCAATTAGTGTAAGTATCATTTTTTCATGGTCAATAATTTTATTTGTATTTGAAGCAATCGATAATTGTATATTACATTTTTTTTTGTGATTATATAAAGAACCATTATAATTATAAACTTTTCCACATTCACATTTATATTCCTTTTTTAAATTACTTTTATCAATATGTTTTTTAGTTAATAAATGTTTCTTATAATCCTTTTTATTTATTGTTATATAATTACATTTTTCACAAATAAAGTTTTCATGATTTGCCGACATATAATAATATACAATATTATTATATATTTAATTTTATTAAATTATATAACGAATTATGATATTGGGATTTTGGGACAAATTTGTTGTAATCTTGTGTATTTGTGACTGACGTTGATATTTTGATAATATGCTAAATGTTTTTAAACTATTATATGTTTATAAAAATTTATTATTTATAAATATTATCGTGTTGGGATTTTTGGGACAAATTTATTGTAATTTTGTGTATCGGGCTTGTTTCTAAAAAGGAAAACTTTATTTTTTTGAAAAATTTTGTATTTTTGGTTTAAAATAAAAGGTGACGTATTATGGTCTTATTTATTATAAATTATATTTTAAATAAAAAAATTTTCACAAAAAAAATCAATTTCAAAAGTCTCCCAGAAAATTCAAAAAAAGCATGTCCAATTTTGAATCGGCCAGGAAAGATTGGAAATCAAAAATTTGTGAAATTTTCTTTAAGTTAGTTGTAAAATATAATATATATTGCCATTTCAACTTAAAGAAATATAAGGCGGCAAAAGAGAGAAAAAATAAAAATTGAAAATCATTACAATGTCTTAAATAATTTAACAACTGATAATATGACAACTGAAGATAATGTATCTGTATCTGTAATTATGAATGAATATGAAGAACAGAAACCATTAACACCGTTTGTTGTAGTCAATAAAGGAACTGGTGCTGGCGGTGCTAATACAAACTTATATGGTAAAAAATTTGAAGAAAAAACAAATAATCAGACAAGATTATTGGATGTAGGATATATCAAGTCGTGTTTTACAACAAAACCCAAAAAAACATATGATTTCTATTTATCAATTATGGTTCAAGATAAAACGATTGTATTTGTATCACAAAATGGATTGAAGAAATATATGAAACATAAATATAATATTGACTTGTTTAGATGGCCAGATGAAGCATATATTATTGAATACAATACTGGTAAAAAAATAATCAAGATTTTAGAAAAAAAAGAGCAAAATGTATGTGGTTCTGTAGAAACAAAATTATGGAGTGGTCCTTCGTTAAAAAGAGAATATGAATTAGTATTAGGCAATGATTTTGAAGTTCATTATGGGTTTTGTGTAAGTGATTTTTTGAAGAAAAAAATAACCTCTAATGAAAAAAAATATACAATATTAAATACAATTTTGAATGAAAATAATATTGTTGTCTTATTTGGAGATGATGATAATTATTTTGAAACACTTGATAACTGGCTTAATAGTTCTTTATAATAACTTCCTTTGCTTTTGATTCAGGATTTTTAGAATTAATGGTTCTTTTACATAAAATAGATGAAATAGTGTATTTTTCATTTGTAAAATTATCACGAACTAAAGTCACATCAGCGTTGCTTAACATTATTTTTTTATCTGTTTCTGTTAGTGTATGTATATGTTTAAATAGATTCGTATGATTATCAATATTAAACCCATTTTCAGTATATCCAACAAAAGATGTGATTTTTTCAGCAGCATATGGAGGGTCAAGATATACAAAATCATTTGATTCAATATGTTTTAATGATGTATTAAAATCACAACATTCAAATATAACATTTTTAATTAATTCGTGTATTTCATACAAATGCTCTTTATTGATAATTTCGGGATTTTTATAATGTCCATAAGGAACATTGAATCCGTTTGGCCCGACTCTAAAAACACCTCTAAAACACGTTTTATTCAAAAATATAAACATAGCAGAACCAATTACTGTTTTTTTATAATCAGAACTTAATTTATTATATTCCCCTCTAATCCAATAATAATAATTTTCTTTTGCCATTTTTGCGTCTTCAATATTTTTAGGCGTTCGATTTATTTCACTGGCGTCATCGCTACAAGAATTGAATTCAGTTATTATTTTTTGTATTTCATCATACAACTCATTATGATTTGATTGAATGTTTTTATACACATAAATTAATGGCTCGTTCAAATCATACGCATATATATTACCGTGTATTTTTATAATGCCATGTTTGACATATGATAAGAATGACAATAAAACACTTCCTCCACCTAAAAATATTTCACGATAATTATTTATTTCTATTGGAAATTCGGTTATAAGTTTATCTAATATTTGTGTTTTTCCACCAACCCATTTCAAAATTGGCTTAACAACATTTATTTTTTTGGGGTTAATATGTTTAACAAGAGTGTTAATATTATTTTTAGATTCAGTATCGTATTTATTCATTGTTTTTTACAATTTATTTATAAATTAGATTTAATTCAATTTTAAAAAAAATGTATAATCTATAAACATTTCGCATAATTTTATTTGATAAAATTGAAATAATATAAAACTATTATGATTACTATAATACAATAATGAGTTTATTAGATATTGTTCTAGCACCTGAAATCTATTGTCCAATCGTTGATGAGTCTGGTAATTATGTTGATAAAGTACCGCCTCTGAATATATTGAAAAATGGTATACGATGTCCTTGTGGAACACGTCAAGATAAAGCATATAATTCAAATATAAAATTTAATTCTCATATAAAAACAAAAAAACATCAAGCTTGGTTACAAGAATTAAATAAAAATAAATTAAATTATTACGAAGAAAATATTATATTAAATGATACAGTTCTTCAACAACGAAAAATTATTCATGAATTAGAGAAAAAAATAAAAACAAAAGAATTAACAATTGAATATTTAACTCAACAACTTCATTCAAAATTTCATCCAAGCGATCATCCCAAAAAGCAAGATGTGATTGTTGAAAATTTAATTGATTTGTAAATCTTTCGCTGTATTTTTCAGCATATGGTATGGTAAACCAATCAAATGATTTGAAATATGGGCGAATAAATCAAATCATCTATAACCCTTATAAATTAAACTCTAATTGTCGATTTATGATAATTTTGTACAAACCAATCATATGTATTTCTTAAACCATTTTCAATATCAGTAAAAATAAGATAAGGAAATACACCTTTTAATTTTTCATTAGATACTGTTTTTTTAATAATTCCATCACTATAATTCGTATTATAAACAATTTTACTTTCATCATAATCAACGATTTTAGCAATGAGAGAAACAACTTCTTTAATAGAATATTCTTTATCATCACAAATATTATAGATTCCATTTGTAATTTCTTTATGATATAATATTTGAAGGATGATATTACAAAAATCAGGAACAAATAAAAATTGTCGCTGAGCTTTACCAGAACCATACACTTCAAAATAATCTTTATTATATGGTTTTATTTGATTTTTTGTCTTATACATGCGATTGATTAAACCAGGAATTACATGTCCATCTTCAATATTGAAGTTATCATGTATGCCATATAAATTGACAGGAGATACGCAAATATATTCTCTTCCATAATCACGATTGTAGTGCTTACATAACATATATAACATGCGTTTAGCGTAAGCATACCCTTCATTACTATCATGTGGTTGGCTCTCACATAACTGTTCTTCTGTCATAGGATATTTACTTGGATTTTGTGGATAAATACAAGAACTAAGACAAAAAATACCCCTATTAATATTATATTTATGACAAGCTTCTATGATATTTGTATTTATTTTTAAATTTTTCATTAACATAGATGAATTGTTATTCATATTTTTATAAAGTCCACCTACCATAGCGGCCAAATGAATGATTTTATCATATTGTCTCTCATTAAAGCATGCTTCCACTTCATTCATGTTTTCCAAATTATAATCCTTACTAGAAATAAAATAAAAATTATCAATTGATTCATTATGTAGTAAAAAGTTTTTTAAAAAAGTGCCTACCATACCGCTTCCTCCAGTGACTAAAATATTGACCATTATGTATAATTATTGTTATATTTATTTATATATTTACAAATTTATATATATTTTATATAAATTTACAATAAATGATTTAAACTTATGTTTAAAAAACTATTATACACAATATCAATGTCTAATCTTCATGATTCTAATAAAATTGCATTTATAACAGGAATAACTGGACAAGATGGTTCTTATTTAACAGAATTGCTTTTAAATAAAGGATACATTGTTCATGGTTTAATACGCAGAGCTTCGACTATAAATACTTCCCGTATTGAACATATTTTTCATAATAAAAATTTAATTTTACATTATGGAGATGTTACTGATGGGACATGTCTATTTATGTGTTTGTCTAACATTAAATCAAAATACCCCAATATGTCTAGACTAGAAGTATATAATCTTGCTGCGCAATCGCATGTAAAGATTTCGTTTGAAATGCCTGAATATACAGCTGATACTGATGCGTTTGGTACACTTAAACTTTTAGAAGCAATTCGGTCTAATAAATTAGAATCTATTACACGTTTTTATCAAGCTTCTACATCCGAACTGTACGGTCAAGTTCAAGAAATTCCTCAATCAGAAAAGACGCCATTTTATCCTAGGTCTCCATACGGTGTCGCTAAATTATATGCTTATTGGATTGTTAAAAATTATAGAGAAGCATATAATATATTTGCTTGTAATGGTATTTTATTTAATCATGGAGGAGTCAGAAGAGGGCATAATTTTGTTGAACGAAAAATAACGCTTGGATTAAATAAAATATTAAAAGGAGAAGAACAATATCTTGTTATGGGAAATCTGGATTCAATGAGAGATATTGGAAATGCCAAGGATTATGTTGAAGGTATGTGGTTAATGTTACAACAAGATAAACCAGATGATTATGTATTGGCAACGGGTAAAACATACTCTATAAGACAACTAATTGAAATCGCATTCAGTATTAAGGGATTTCATATTAAATGGAGAGGTTCAGGTATAGATGAAGTCGGTTATGATTCTATTACAAATAAGGATTTGATTTTGATAGATAAAAAATATTTCAGACCAGCTGAAGTGGATTTGTTAATTGGTAATCCTGAAAAAGCTAAACAAAATTTGAATTGGACACCACAAACAGATATTTATCAATTATTAAAAGAAATGGTTGAATACGATTGTAAATAAAAACACGAATAAAATACATGATTTATTTACAAATGACTTATGTTTAATTATGTAAAATTACATGGATTCCTATAATACTAAGAATGTAAATGTGAATGTATGGAGGAAATTCGATATACGAAGTTAGTGAATTTAATCATCTGATTCAGAATAATTATAATAATTTGGATTATGTTCCAAATGTAATTTTTTGACATATTCCATTACTTTTCCCCGATTTACATCAACTTGATTGCCCCTTATTTTTAATAATCCTTTATATTTATTTCTAAATAAAACCAATAATACATCATCTCTTATAATAACATAATGAATATTGTTTAAAATAATTCTATTTGATTTTGTTCTATCTCTTGCATCATTTTGAGATAATTCTAATATATCCTTAATAATATATTCTTTCAAATCATTATCATTTGGATAGTTATCTACAGGTAAATATAAATCAAATTTTGAATTCATTTCTCTTATTTTTTTACCAGTTAGAGGTTTTAATAATGTTTCTAAATATGTTTTCACATTTGATTCTACTAAATGACCATGATAATTTATAGTACCAGATAAAATTTTAGGAGATGAATGATGTCTATATTTTAACATTTTGTGTTTAGGATTAGATAATGATTTAGATTTAGATAATGATTTAGATTTAGATAATGATTTAGATTTAGATTTATATATTTTTTTGGTAAAATTACATCTCTTTGTAGTATAATTATAACTACAATCAGAACTTGAAGAATCTTCATACTTGCTTTTAACGCATCTACCTGTTTTTAAAGATTTTACACAATATGTCATTTATAATATTATATAAGAAATTTAAATGAATAATTTATATACATAAAACATAATGATAGAACCATTTATGTATGAACAAAATATCAAAACTTAATTATGAAACGTAAAATTATACATATTCAATATTCAAATTTTACAAGAATTAAACAAACTAGAAAAAGTATTATAGAATTTTTCATATATTGGAAAAGAAATTCGATATCTAATGGTATACTTTTTAGTTGTGAAAGTCAGGTGTATAATTATTTATATATATTCATAATTTGATTAAGCGACGTGATTTATTTGCTTTAAAAAAAGAAATATATAATATTATCAAATTATATATGTCTTATACTGCTAGTAATTATTTAAAAAGTAAAACATGTTGTGCTAAAACTCAATGCCCTACTCCTTGTCCTACTGGTCCTACTGGTCCCGTTGGGCCTATTGGGCCATTTGGTTCAACTGGTCCCGCAGGACCTACAGGACCAACCGGACCTAAAGATTTAGATGTATCAGGGTCCTGTTATGGCGAATACTTATATTGGGATTCAACTTTAAATAAATGGGTATTAGGTTCTAGTAATATATCTTTAGGATGTGGCGCAGGAGAAATAAACCAAAATGATAATGCTGTAGCTTTAGGTTTCAATGCTGGACAAAATAATCAAGGAGTGAATTCAATCGCAATTGGAAATTCTTCTGGAAAAGAACAACAGGGTGATTATTCTGTTGCGATTGGATATAACTCAGGAATTACGTCACAAGGCGACAATTCTATTGCGATTGGTTACAGGGCAGGCGAAATATTACAAAAAAATAGTGGAGTTGCCATAGGGAACGACAGTGGTAGAAATGTCCAGGGTGAATATTCTATTGCTCTTGGATATAAAGCAGCTGAATACAATCAAGACACAAATTCTATTGCTATTGGATTTTATTCTGCGAGTTTTACACAGGGAATTAATGCTATTGCGATGGGATATGAAAGTAGCTTAAATGGTCAGGGTGATTATGCGGTGTCATTGGGATTTCAAGCAGGACAGCAATATCAAAGTGTTTCTGCGGTTTCTATTGGGCGACAAGCAGGACAATTTTCACAAAATTTATGTGGTGTAGCAATTGGTTATTGTGCTGGACAAAACTCGCAAAATCGTTATGGTGTTGCTCTTGGTTATGAATCGGGTATAGCTAGCCAAGGTTCATACAGTATTGCGCTTGGATATCAATCAGGAAGAACCGCTCAAAGCGAAAGTGCTATATCGATTGGTCAACAATCTGGATATGAAAATCAAAAACCATATGCGGTAGCAATTGGAAAAGAGTCAGGAAAAATGTTACAGGGAACAAATTCGATTGCGATTGGTTATTTAGCTGGAGAAAGCAATCAACATCAAAATTCAATCATTTTAAATTCGAGTGGAACTGCTTTGAATTCGGCAACTCAAAACGCATGTTATATTAAACCTATTAGAAATGCTAGTAATAGTAAAGTACTCTTATATGATGAAGTTGGTGGAGAAGTGACTTATAATGATTATCAATCTATTAATTATTTAAATTATGCTAACTTATCATGTGATGTGTCATTTAATATTTCAAATACATCTGTAACTCAATTAGCATATAATAATATAGATATATCAAATGGTATTTATTATGACACGTCTAATACATCATATATAAGATTCTCTCAAACCGGGGTTTATAAAATAGGTACATCTGTACAATTTGCTAGATCGTCTGCTAATAGTGCGAATGTATATTTATGGTTTAGAGATGCGAGTGGTAATATTTCAAATTCCGCCAGTGTAATCAATTTAAATGGTTCGGACGCAAAAAGTTTTAATTATGTAGAAATCATTTATAAAGTAACTAATATAAGCACTCAATACGTGGAAGTTGTCGCTAAAGCAAGTGATACTGGTATACTTGCTCTTGCTCTAGCTGCCGTATCTCCTGTTCCAGTTGTACCAAGTATTATAACAACTGTCATACAAATACAATAACATCATGCGTCCGAAATGTTAAAAGGTGTAAAATCTTAATTTTATGTGATTTATATTATTTTACTTAATTATATATTAAATACTTATATATTATCTTTAATATATAATGAGTTATTCTGGGTTTTTTAGATCCACATGTACACAATGTAAATCTGGATGTTTTTGTGGACCAACTGGCGCCACTGGTCCTATTGGATTGGTCGGGCCTGTTGGAGCCACTGGCCCTACTGGTTTAGGTGAAACGGGACCTACTGGAACAATTGGACCTAGAGGATATACTGGAACTACCGGTAGTACTGGTAGTACTGGACCTAGAGGACCGGGTTTAACAGGTGCGACTGGTTCTACTGGACCAGCTGGACCGCCCGGCACACCAGGTGGACCTACGGGAGAAACTGGACCAACTGGATTTACTGGACCAACTGGATTGGGATTAACTGGACCAACTGGTTTACAAGGCATTCAAGGTAATACAGGAAACACTGGACCTACTGGTCCTGGATTGACTGGACCCACTGGACCTGGATTAACCGGTTCAACTGGATTTACAGGACCTACTGGATTTACAGGTCCTACTGGGCCTGGATTAACAGGTCCAACTGGAGTTGGTTTAACTGGACCTACTGGACGCACTGGACCTACTGGATTCACAGGACCTACTGGGCTTGGTTCAACAGGACCTACTGGACGCACTGGAGCTACTGGATTCACAGGACCTACTGGGCTTGGTTCAACAGGACCTACTGGACGTACTGGACCTACTGGACCTACCGGATTACAAGGTATTCAAGGTAATACAGGAAATACTGGGTTTACTGGTCCTACTGGATTTACTGGGTTCACTGGTCCTACAGGATTACAAGGTATTCAAGGTAATACAGGAAATACTGGGTTTACTGGACCGACAGGATTACAAGGTATTCAAGGTAATACAGGAAATACTGGGTTTACTGGTCCTACTGGATTTACTGGGTTCACTGGTCCTACAGGATTACAAGGTATTCAAGGTAATACAGGAAATACTGGGTTTACTGGACCCACTGGTCCTACAGGATTACAAGGTATTCAAGGTAATACAGGAAATACTGGGTTTACTGGGCCGACAGGTCCTACCGGATTACAAGGTATTCAAGGTATTCAAGGAAATACAGGAAATACTGGGTTTACTGGTCCTACTGGATTTACTGGATCGACAGGTCCTACAGGATTACAAGGTATTCAAGGTAATACAGGAAATACTGGACCTACAGGTCCTACAGGATTACAAGGTATTCAGGGCAATACAGGAAATACTGGATTTACAGGTCCTACAGGATTACAAGGTATTCAAGGTAATACAGGAAATACTGGACCTACAGGTCCTACAGGATTACAAGGTATTCAAGGTAATACAGGAAATACTGGTTTTACTGGTCCTACTGGGTTTACTGGACCTACTGGTCCTACTGGAATACAAGGTATTCAAGGTATTCAAGGTAATACTGGATTTACTGGTCCTACCGGTCCTACTGGTCCTACTGGATTACAAGGTATTCAAGGTAATACCGGATTTACTGGGGCGACTGGTCCAACAGGATTACAAGGTATTCAAGGTAATACTGGTCCTACTGGTATTCAGGGACCTGTTGGTCCTACTGGTGCCGGAGCATCGATTGTTTCAGGTACTACATGGGGACAAGCATTAAATTGGAATTCAACTACTAATGCTTGGCAAATTACAGGAGATGGACCACTTGCGTTTGGAAATAATGCTGGACAAACATCTCAATCTACCGCTGCTATTGCAATTGGTATATCTGCTGGTAACAACAATCAACAATCTGGTGGAATATCAGTTGGTATTCAAGCAGGACAAACTCAACAAGGTATTAGTTCAGTTGCTATTGGTAGTAATTCAGGACAATTAAATCAAAGTGATTATTCTATCGCAATAGGAAATGAAGCCGCAACCAATACACAATCCGCTCTTTCAATTGCGATGGGATATCAAGCTGGTTGGTCTTTACAATCGACATTTTCATTAGCTATAGGTTATCAAGCAGGTCAAACGCAACAGGGAAATACATGTATAGCAATTGGTAGACAAACAGGAAGAAGCGGCCAATTATCAGGGGCAATTGCGATAGGATATTTAGCAGGTCAATCAGCACAAGGAACATCAACTATAGCAATCGGTATTCAATCCGGAAGTAACGTTCAATTATCAGGTGCGATTGCTATTGGTGCGCAAGCAGGACAAACACAACAAGGTACTCAATCAATTGCGATTGGAACTCAAGCGGGGCAAACAAATCAAGCTTCTCAAGCTATTTCAATAGGTAATTTAGCAGGAAGTACTGGACAAAGTTATCAAGCGATTTCGATTGGTAATTTAGCAGGAAGTACTGGACAAGGAACTCAATCTA